AACATGAATGGAACCCTGCGTAGTTGGCTTCATTATGTAGCTATCCGTTGTGACGCAGCAACACAAAAGGAACATCGGGAAGTTGCCGATGCTTGTAAACTGGAGATTGCTAAGGCATTTCCTAGTATGATGGAGGTGTTAAATGGAAACAATTGATGACATTATGGACAACTTCGACTTCGATAAGGTGCATGAAGCAATGACCTTGTTGGGTTGGCGTTGGGTTGACCACGATACCAAGGCATTTGAGATTCCTGAGATTAGTGAGCTACGAAAGCGCGCTCGTAGGCTTATGCAAGATGCAATGGGCTCACACATGCCTTCATATTCAACAGGCACAGGTGGCTTTCAAGTGGATAAAACAACAGAAGAAGACAAAACATATCTTTCCTTGTCTTTTGTACTAACTAGCTGGGACAACTATGCCTGATATCACTATGTGCAGAGGAAAGACAGAAACTGTTGATTGCCAGCGAAAGGAAAGCTGCTACAGACACACAGCAATCCCTAGTGAGTTTCAGAGCTTCTTCTCTGTCCCTCCAATTATTGTAGACATTTACAAAGTGCAGCAATGCGCTTATTATTCAAAGAACATTTAAGGAACTATATGAACAACTATGACACTTCTCCTTCTTTTTCATTCTCCTACGAGCATGGTGGTAAGACTGTGCATGTATCTTTTGAAACAGAGACATGGACTGAAGCCCTTGAAGAATTCACTTCCTTCATTAGTGCAGCCTTTGGCTACAGCATCAAAGACCAAGTGGCTTTGAAAGAAAACAAATACCGTATTAATTCTGAAAGCTGGTCTGGCCCAGTGTTTAATGAGGAAATGCTCTAATGCGTATTTTAGTCATCCCTGACTGCCAAGTGAAGGAGGGAGTTCCTCTGGAGCATCTGGCTTGGGCAGGGGAGGCCATCTGTGATTATCGTCCTGATGTTGTAGTGAACATTGGCGACTTCGCAGACATGCCTTCCCTGTCCTCCCACGATGTGAAGGGCAGTAAGTATTTTGAAGGGCTTCGTTATACCAAGGATGTGGAGGTTGTGAAGGAAGCCATGCAAAAGCTTCTTGCTCCTCTTCGCTCCTTGCAAGCACAGCAGAAGAAGAACAAAGAGAAAGTTTATAAGCCTCGCATGGTGCTAACATTAGGCAACCATGAGAACCGCATTGACAGGGCTGTTAACAACAACCCAATGCTGGAAGGGCTTATCAGCATTAAGGACTTATGCTATGAGGAAGATTGGGAGGTTCATCCGTTTCTACACCCTGTATTTATTGAAGGGGTTGGCTTTAATCACTATTGGCCTGTTGGTGCTATGGGGAGGCCTGCTGCTTCTCCTGCTGCTATTATTAGCAAACTGCACATGTCTTGTGTCGCTGGTCATCAGCAAGGGCGTTCAGTGGCTTATGGCAAAAGGGCGGATGGTAAGGCAATCTGTGCTATAATCGCAGGAAGCTATTATCAACACGATGAAAGCTATATGGACAAGCTTTCTAACCGACATTGGCGAGGGCTGGTTGTCTTGAATGAGGTGGAAGATGGCTGCTTCGATGAGATGATGCTGTCGATTGAATACTTGGAGAAGAAATATGGCAAGCTGTGAAACATGCTTTTATGCAGAACGAGGGCACTTAGAAGACCCCTGCTCCACTTGTGACCCCTCTGGAATGGGTGAAAACCTATCTAATTGGGTGTCTATGAAGGTTTTTGATAAAGTGGATAACAAGCCTTGGGAGCAAGTGGTGGCTGATTTGTCAGAAACTCCTAAGCAGGGTGTTAAATATGACGATGGTAAGGCACGATGGGAACTTATTCCCTTCCGAGCCATGCGAGATGTTGTAGATGTGCTCACCTACGGGTCACGCAAGTATGCGGATGACAACTGGAAGATTGTCCCAGATGCACGTAAGCGTTATATAAGTGCTGCCTTCCGTCATCTGACAGATTGGGCAGGAGGAGAGAAGAAGGACAGCGAGACAGGCAAGAGCCATTTAGCCCATGCTATTTGTTGCTTGCTTTTCTTGCTGTGGTTTGAACAAGAAGATGAGAAATGACTTATTACACCCCCTATATCAAAAGTAGCTACATCAAAGGAACTATGCGTAGACAAACAGTGGATGACTTCCTTGCTGCCTGCTCCTTTGTAGCGGTATTTAAGCAATTTGCACATGACACAGCTTTCTAACATCAAAGAACATCTAAGGCAGATGGATGAGGTGGCTCTATTGGAGCTTCTCAACATACAGAGCAGCGACCTTGTTGAAGCCTTTGCTGAAAAGATTGACGAGCAACTAGAAAAACTAATTAAGGAATTGAATGACTAATAAACGCGAAATGACCCCGTACCAGCACTACATCAGCAAGAGCCGTTATAGCCGCTTCTTGGACAAAGAAGGCCGCCGTGAGCATTGGCCTGAGACAGTGGCCCGCTATTTCGACTTCATGGGGAATCATCTGCTGACCAAGCACAATTATGTGCTCACAGATGCCCTGCGTACCCGCTTGCAAGATGCTGTGACCAATCTGGAAGTGGTTCCATCAATGCGTTCCATTATGACTGCTGGAGATGCCCTTGAACGACAGAATGTTGCAGGATACAATTGCTCCTACTTGCCCATCGATGACCCAAAGGCCTTCGATGAAGCCATGTACATCCTTCTCTGTGGTACAGGGGTGGGCTTCAGCGTTGAGCAGAAGTATGTTGCTAAGTTGCCGGAGGTTCCAGAAGCGTTGTATAATAGCAACACTGTTATTGGCGTTAAAGACAGTAAAGAAGGATGGGCAAAGAGCCTCCGACAGGTGGTTGCCTTGCTGTATGCAGGTGAGATTCCTAAGTGGGATGTGTCAGCCGTTCGTCCTGCTGGGACACGGCTCAAGACTTTCGGTGGACGAGCTTCGGGGCCTGAGCCTTTGGTTGACCTCTTTAAGTATGTGGTTGCAAAGTTCAAAGGTGCTGTTGGTCGAAAACTCACTAGTCTTGAGGCCCACGATATATTGTGTAAGGTCGGGGAAGTCGTTGTGGTGGGAGGGGTTCGACGCAGTGCAATGATTAGCTTGTCTGACCTGTCAGATGACCGGATGAGCCATGCTAAGGCAGGCAACTGGTGGGATGGTAATGGACAGCGTGCATTGGCTAACAACTCAGCGGTGTATGATGTGAAGCCTGATGTTGGTAAGTTTATGCGTGAATGGAGCACTATTTATGAAAGCCATTCTGGTGAGCGTGGTATTTTTAATCGTTATGCTAGTGACTTGCAAGCTGCGAAGAATGGCCGTAGGGAGACAGGACAGGAGTGGGGAACAAACCCATGCAGCGAGATTATCTTGCGGCCCTTCCAGTTCTGTAACCTATCGTCCGTGATTGTGCGTCCTGAAGACACAGAAGAAACCTTGTTGGATAAGATTGAAATGGCTACCATCTTGGGAACCTTCCAATCAACAATGACAGACTTCCCATATCTGCGTAAGATTTGGCAGCGTAATACAGAAGAAGAGCGTTTGCTGGGTGTGTCTATGACAGGCCCATTGGACAATAAATTGTTAAACAACCCAGAAGACCCAGCATTGCCGGGCCGTCTAGAAAGGCTGAAAGATCGTGCTGTTATCACTAATAAGCAATTCGCTGATTTTATTGGGATTAATGCTTCTGTGGCAATTACCGCTATCAAACCTGAGGGCACTGTATCTCAGCTTACTGGCACTGCTAGTGGGCTTCACCCTCAACATAGTAGCTATTTCATTCGCCGTGTACGAAGCGACAATAAAGACCCTCTGACAGACTTCCTGAAGGCTGCTGGATTCCCTTCAGAGCCTTGTGTGATGAAGCCAGAGGGTACAACAGTGTTTAGCTTCCCTGTGAAGGTTAAGGAAGGCGCTCTGCTGCGAGAAGAGCTTGATGCAGTTAGTCACTTGAAGTTGTGGCTGCTCTATCAGCGTCATTATTGTGAGCATAAGCCATCAGTAACCATCAGTGTGCAAGAGCATGAATGGCCTATTGTTGGTGCTAAGGTTTGGGAGCATTTTGATGAGATTACAGGCGTGAGCTTCCTGCCTATGGATGGCGGAACTTACCGGCAGGCTCCTTATGAAACCATTACGGAGTATGAATATCACACGATGGAAGCAGCAATGCCTACAACGATTGATTGGGACAACTTTGTGGAGAATACTGACAATGTTGAAGGT